GGTGGGATCAAGCTATGCAGACTCGTCTCAATGATCCTAAGACTGGTGCCTTTGTAATTATAATGCAGCGAGTTCATGAGAACGACTTGACTGGGCACATATTGGCGAATGAACATGACGATTGGGATCATTTATGCTTACCTGCTCGCTATGAGGTCGGACACCCAAGTGAGACAAAATCAAAACTCAACTTTACAGACCCAAGGACAAAAGAGGGTGAACTCCTTTGGCCAGAAAGAATTGATGAAGCAACACTCTCAAATCTCGAGAGGTCACTGGGTACATATGCCTCCGCAGGACAACTGCAGCAACGCCCAATGCCGAAAGGTGGGGGAATCTTGCGAGCTGAATGGTGGGTTCCATGGGAGAGTGATGATCTGCCCGATATTGAATATGTGATACAATCTTACGATACAGCATTCTCAACAAAAGAAAAAAGCTCATACTCAGCTAGAACAACATGGGGAGTGTTCCGCAAGAATGGCCAGATAAATGTAATTGTTATTGAGATGTGGTATGACAGAGTTACTTACCCAGAGCTGAGGACATTAGCTCAAGAGGCATATGATGAATGGCAACCAGACGCAGTTTTAATTGAAAAGAAAGCATCTGGCCAAAGTTTGCTACAAGATTTACGCATGGCTGGCGTCCCAGTTCTTGAGTACAACCCAGATAGGGACAAAGAAGCTCGTGCCCATGCATCATCAGCTTTGTTGGAGGATGGACGAATTTACTTTCCTGCAAGCAAAAAATGGGCTAAAGATTTAATAGACATATGCGCTGCATTTCCAGCAGGAGACAATGACGATATAGTTGATACTTGCACTCAGGCGTGGTTGCGGTTACGTAAAGGTTGGTTTATCAGTCATTCTACTGATTATGAGGATGATGAACCTGCTGAGACAAAAAGGATAACTCTGTATGGCTAGACAACCGATACCATTCTCCGAAGGTTCTCCCTCAGACGAGCTTCAAGTTGAGGCTTTTGGGGATGATGAAGTTCTTATTGGCGATCCAAGCCTAGACATATCACAAGACATTGACACTGAATTTGATTCAAACCTTGCTGAAGAAATATCAGAAAAAGAATTAAAAGGCAAAGCATCTCACTTAATAACAACATATGAAGAAGACCGAGAAGCTCGCTCTGATTGGGAAGAGCGATACAAAGCTGGCTTGCGCACTGTTGATCCTGATGGTGGGATGAGTGAAGAAGAAGATGCCAGAGCTAGCCGAGGCTTGAGCACTGTTGTTCATCCTATGATCGCAGAAGCTGCAACCCAGTTTAATGCCAGAGCTATCGCAGAGTTGTATCCCTCTGGTGGACCAATCAAAACTATTATAGTTGGCAACCCAGACGAAGAAGTTGAAGAACAAGCTCGTCGTGTTAAAGATTTTATGAATTATCAGATCACACAAGAGATGCCTGAGTATTTTCCTGATCTTGATAAAATGCTTTTCCAGCTTCCACTTGTTGGCCATGCTTTTAAAAAGGTTTGGTGGGATGCTAATCTTGATCGCCAGTGTTCAAAGTTTGTTAAAGCTGAGGACTTTGTTGTTGCACCAGAAAGCACAGATCTTTACACCTCACAGAGATATACTCATTTAATCCGCATGCCTCGCAATGAGTTTAATAAATATGTTGAGGCTGGCTGGTATCTGCCTAGTGAGTATAGTGGTGATGGCATTGACCCATCAGGCGACACAACTGAAGATATTGAAGGTGTTGACCCATACAGCAATTCAGACGAGACCATGACTCTTCTTGAGATGCATGTTTATGATTCTTTTGATGGGGTTGATGGTTACGACGACTCTGATAATGATGACAATGTTGTCGGGATGCCATATGTTATTACAGTTGATTATGATGCTGAGAAAGTTTTAAGCGTCCGAAGAAACTGGAACCCAGAAGATTCAAAGATGAAGCGTCTTGATTGGTTCGTCAGCTACCCATTTCTTCCTGGAGTTGGGTTTTATGGATTTGGTCTTTATCACCTGATTGGTGGCCTAGGAAAAGCAGCAACAGGATCGCTCAGAGCCTTGCTTGATTCGGCTGCATTCGCAAACATGCAAGGTGGCTTTAAGTTAAAAGGCAGAGTTACAGGTGGCGACCTTCAGATTAATCCTGGAGAGTTTGCTGATCTTGATGCGACTGTTGACGATGTTAACAAAGCAATAATGCCTTTGCCCTTTAAAGAGCCTAGTGGTGCGCTGTTTAATCTGCTTGGTTTTATAACAGAGGCTGGGCAGCGTTTTGCCAACACTTCAGATATGAATGTTGGGGATGTTAATCCCAATGCTCCAGTCGGCACAACAGTTGCTCTGATTGAACAAGGCAGCAAATCATTTTCAGCAATACACAAACGTCTGCATTATGCACAAGGTCAAGAGTTTAAGTTGCTCGCAAGATTAAATGCGAAATACTTGCCCGAACAGTTTGAGTTCGCTTTGTCTGGTTCTTCAGATATGATTTATGCAGCTGATTTTGACGCTCGCATAGATGTTATCCCAGTCAGCGACCCAAACATCTTTAGCACAGCCCAACGCATCGCACAAGCTCAATCAATATTGCAAATGGCCAATGCCGCACCTCAGTTGCATAATTTATATGAAGCCTACAAGCGCATGTATGAAGCCATCCGCATTCCCAACATAGACCAGATTCTTATTGAGCCAAAAGAGGCAGTCAGGCTTGATCCTATTGATGAGAATATGAGCATCATGTATGGCAAACCAATCAAAGCATTCCCTGAGCAAGATCATGATGCACACATAGCAGTTCACATGCAGTTTATGCAAGATCCATCTTTGGCAGGGAATCCTGGAGCTGCAGCGATGCAGCCTTTGCTTATTGCGCATATTGCTGAACACGTTGCGTTGTTGTATCGTCAACGGATGCAAGCTGCCATTGGCGTTCCATTACCAAGCATCCCAGACCTCAGAGATCCAGACTTTACGTTTGAAGATATTGATCCTGGAATGGATATGATTATATCCCAGAAAGCTGCACAGGTCGTAGCCACATCACCTCAGATGGAAGCTATCAAACCTATTGCTGCATTGGCAGGGCAACAGAAGAACCCACTTCAATATGCTCAACAGCTTGCGGAGCTTGAAGCCCAATCACTTCAGGCAAGAACTCAAGCACAGATCGCCGCTGATCAGGCCAAAGCTCAAAATGCTATGGACATAAAACAAGCCCAAGCTCGTCAGGACATGGAAATTGAAATGGCAAAAGCCCAAGCTGATCTTCAATCAAAGGTCGCAAAATTAGAAGCTGATCTTCAGATTGAACGAGAGAAGAATGCAGCCAAACTACAGATGGAGATGATTAAAAATGGAAATGTCTGAAAAAGAATTTATTACAGCACTACTTAGAAAAGATTCTGCTGCAGCTGTTAGCCCAAAAGAATATGATGATGCTATGGTTCAATATTTCCCACAAGCTGGTGATTCAAACGAGGTTATACAGTCGAAAAAAGACTTGCGCGCAACTGAGATGATGCGCAGCCAAGCACCAGCACCAGCACCAGACTTTGATCCATCTCCTTCAATGCCGATTCTTCCTCCTGAGATAACAGATGCAATACAAACTTTAATCTCAATGGGCATGACACCAGACGAGGCAATTGATCAGGTAGCAACTGAAGTTGACCCAAGCCAGTTTTCTGGCCAGATGGGTGGATTGCCACAAGAAGCTCCTCAAGGTCAAGAAGCACCAATGGACCAAAATCAAATGGCTGAATATCTACAGAACAAAGTTTCAGAGATAAGAAGCAGAACAGGTGGTTCAGCACCAATGGGTGCATTGCCACCACAAGGTGCTATGCCACCACCTCAAAGATAGGAAACAGAGATGGCTGAGAAAAAAGGTGCATTGTCTGCTTTTGGCGTAAAAGAGTTTGACGATCTTTCAGCAGGTTTTAATAGAAGCAACCCAGCATTTGGATCTATTGGTCCATCAAAATCAAGTTTGGCAGGTGCTTTGGCAAACATTGGCTCAACTGCTATGAATGCAACACCTATAGGTCAGGCATTCGGATTGGCAAATATTGCTGGAAATATTTCAGCTGAACAAGCAGCTGCCGCATCCTTGGGCGCAACTCCTACGTATGGTGCTGCTGTTTTGGGAGAAACAGTTCATGGTGCACTAACAAATAATATGTCCTCATCTTCAATGGCCAGAGCCAGAGCAGCCGCAGATGTAAATAAAGACGGCATAGTTTCTACAACAGAAGCGCAAAATTATGGCATGAATAAAGGCTTGACTGCTTATGATGTTAATGTGAATATGGCTAGGCCATCTGTTAATATGAATAGGACATTTTCAGCTAGAGAGATGAGCAACCCAGCAACCCCAGCAAAAAGTCCATCAGCATACTCCCCAGCTAATCCTGCGAACTTTTCCAATAAAGATTATGGTCCATCATACTCATCAACAGCCTCTAGCACCATAGATACAGTTCAAGAAAATCTTGGCATTGGCAGTGCAGATGAAACTCCTGGTATCTCAGCAACATCCCCAGCCAATCCCGCAAATTTTTCAAACAAAGATTATGGTCCAGCAGGACCACCAAAAGGAATAGGAAACCAGCCGCAAGCACCAGCACCAGACGAATCAAATAGTGGTGGAACATATATCTGCACAGTTATTTTTGAACAAGGTGACATGAAAAAATCAGTTTATAGATATGATAAGTTGTATGGCACAGTTGCTCATGAAAATCTTTTTGATGGCTATGCTGTCTGGGGCGAGCCATTGGCGAACTTAATGAAGCGCAACAAAATAGTTTATAAAATCGCAAAGCCCATTGCGTTATCTTGGGCGAACCAGATGGCTTATGATAAATCAGGAGCTGTCACAGGTAAGAGAAGCATAACAGGCAAGCTAATAAAATATATCGGTGAGCCATTGTGCTACGCAATAGGGTTTGTAATTAACAGGAGAAGAAAATGGCTGAAGTCAACGTAGAGAATATGGAAGAAAATGCATCGTTATTTATGGAGAAGATGGGTTTTGCCCATGACACTGAGGGTCTTGAGTTAAGCGACGACCAGCTTGTCAACTTCCTTTTGCTTTGCC